TGACTAGCTAATTTTGCTTCTGTTTGCCGGGGCCTGGGTAATTTTGCCCAGGCCCCTTATAACGAAAGGACCAGAAAATGACTGAAAAAGAAATGAAACTATACGGGAATCCCAGAGAGAACTTCACCATTGGTGGAGTTTATTTTGTTAAAGGAAAAGAACTAGACCCAAAACGTTTGGCGAAAGTAGACAAAAAGCTCTTGGAAGACGCTATAGAAAAAGGATTCGTGATAAAAGCGACCTCCCCTCCTACAATAGAAAAGTATGATGAGGATGGTCCGATTCTTAAAAACGAAATCCTCGTTAAAAATAGCGAAGGCAGTTTCCTAGAGCCTAAAAACGTAAATGAGAAAAAGACTGGGAAGGGTGTTGAACGAAAACAGCCTTTTAAAGACTCATACCCAAGACCTGTAAGGAAATGGAATGCAGACCCCAGGCTTTTGGGAGATAAATCTGTAGAACAACTTAATATTATGGTCCAGGAAAAATACGACAATCCGGAAGACGCTCCATCTTTCGAAGAAAAAGAAGAAGCAATTGACTTTCTGACTCAAGATTTTCAGGGGTAAACTATGGCAATCTCTCCAGCTTTTGTAGAATCTACAGCGGTCCTAAAAGAGAACCTAAGACTCTCTGGAATGGATTCTGCTAAAGACTCAGCTACTCTTTTGGAACAAGCAATACGAAAAGCGAGAAGCCAATTCTATCGTAGACTGGGGCAATCCAGGATGGATACTTTAATTGCTATCACTCCATCAGATACCCCATCCACTACAAACGAAAACCTACGAGAGATTGCCAGGCAAACGGAAATCATGATTGTAAAGCAGGAATTAACCTGGACCCTGCCTATGCTCTTCCAAGACGCTTCCGGAGAGGCTCAACAGCTATGGAACGAAGAGGGCGTGTTTCGAGGAGAGGACCAATTCTCTTTGGGCTCTTTACGAGATATGCTCCACTTTGAAATAGAGCAAAACTTTCAATTCCTAGAGGGAGAAGAAACGGCGGGGGCAGAAACAACCTGGAGTATTACTACATTTGAACCAGAAGACGCTCCTCCTAAGATAGGCGAGAGTGCTTTTCCTGATAGTTACGATGACGAGGAGGAATAGATGGCTAACTTTGTCTATAACAGAGGAGCCTATGTAATTGCTAAATATGATGTAGAGTCCGTCACTTGGGGAGTTATGCTAATGAAAAACTCATACTCCCCGGATAGAGACCACGATTATGTAGACGATATTTCTGCTGATGAGTGTGATGCTACCAACTATGTCAGAAAAGCAATTGCAAATCCCGCAATCTCTGTAGATGATGCTAACGATAGAATCGAAATCGATTCCGATAATCCTACAACCTGGACCTCTCTAGGAGGAGCGGTGGATAACACGCTTGGGGGTTTCGTTATTTACCGAAACTCTGGAGCGGATGCTACCTCTGAGCTAGTAGCCTGGATTGATACGGTGACGGGGACTCCGGATTTCGACTTCGTTACTCAAGGTGGAGACTTTTCAATCGAATTCGGAGCAGACGGCTGGATTTGGGGGAATACTACGTAATGGGATTAATAGACCAATACCAAGAAGCGGAAAATGCTGAGGGTACTGAGCTAACTGCTAGGGGGCTCACAGCTATGATTAATAAAATCGTAGCTACCCTTTTTGTGCTCCCTGTTTCAGACCAATATTATAAATTGATGGCTCAACTTGCCAGGGAAGTTTTAAATACTCAGACACCCAATGCTAAATTCTTTACTAGGGCGTTAATTGAAGAGGGGGTAACCCAAGACTCCACAGACCAAGAAATCGAGACTGTAATTAATGCCAAATTTGAACATTTAGCCAGAATCTTTAATCCGAATCTACTCTAATGGCTAACGAAATAATTACAAAAGATATTGCGGAAGCGTCATTTACTATTACTATGGCTCCTTCTGGGGTAGGACTTGCAAATGGTAGTGGGAGAAGTTCCGCTTCTGTATCCAATTCCAACGACTATCCAGCCGCTTTAGTAAGTATCAACATCATGTCTGGGCTGGTTGCGCCTACAGCAGGGTATGGTTATTTTATATACTTACTTAGAGATACTGGAACAGTAGCCGATGATGGATGGGGCGGGTCTGATGCCTCCTATACCCACGTTAATGCCCCCCTTTTGGGAAGTATTATCGTAACGGCAAACGCCTCTACAGATTTTGCTAAGGTATTTGATACTGCCCCTCTTGGTCCTCTTGGTCCGACTTGGGGTATCGCGATTGTGAATTCTTCTGGGCAATCGATTCATTCTACGGAAGCGAATCACGATACGTATTACAACTACTACGTACCTGAACAGAGTGATCCTTAATGGGCTTTTACCGAACAAAACCTACAAATGCGATTTTCCGGGGGGATGCTCCTGGAGCTAGTAGTTGTAGATTTTGTTTGCCTTTTACCCAGGATATGATAGGACATCAAACTACGATTCCTAATATTGCTCCTTGTGCTTCTTATACTGGAGGGGGAGGGATTAACGGGAACTCCATTACGACTGTATCTTTAGTAAATGGGGCGGAATGGTGCTGCGATTTAATTGGTCCTGCCATAAAACTTTGGCCTTTTTCCGGGACTCCTAGCCAGAAACGGGTTTATTTAGGCAGAGTACGAGACGTTATCAAAGACCGAACTCAGGCTACCTTTGTAATCCACATTCACAAAACAGATTCTACTGCCAGAAACGTAGGGATGTTTGGCAATGTAGTCCCTACTCCCTGGGCCGCTTACGGTGTTTATTTCCGGGCTCCTCACTCCGATGGAAACGTGTATTTCGGATTTGGGGGAGCTACTCCTGGGACTTCTATGGTTTGGTATAACCCAAGCCCTAATATTACACAAGCGGAAGAAGACCTTTGGGTTTGTTCTGTAGGTCCTAGAGGTATGGAGATTTGGAGAAACGGGAAATTAGAAGCCTCCCACGGAAATAGTGCTACTTTAGGGGTCTTAGCTGGAACCCCCTCTTCTTTTTACCTAGGCCAAGGGGGTGTAGGCGCTTCTTGGGCAACCTCCTTGCATGACCTTTGTAATATCAGCTATTTCGCTTGTTATGATAACCAATTATCCCAAGCTCAGATTTTACAGATATATGATGACCCTTGGGGGACAATACGAAGACGGAAATTTTATTTAGTTCCTGTTCATGGACAAAAAGCCAATAAACTAACAGCTTCCAAAGCGGATTTAGACTTTGTGGGGAAAGATGGAGTATTAGTAGAAGATTCCGTATTAACTGGAAATGAAGCGGAAATGAGTTTTGCGGGGAATAACGCGCTAATCTCCGCAGCAGATACTTTAACCTCTGATAAATCAGAACTTAACTTCTCTGGTAAAGATGGAACGCTATCAGAAGAGAGTACTTTAACTGGAAATGAAGCGGAAATGAATTTTGCTAGTAAGGAAGCTGATTTACTGGAAGAAGCTTTAATTTCCGCAGGGTATTCTCAAATCGATTACCTAGGGCAAGATGGGTCTTTGGCAGAAGAGTCTACATTAACCTCAGATAAAGCTGATTTAAATTTTGCAGGAAAAGACGGGGAACTGTTTAGCGACGACACTATTGCTAGTCTTTGGGCTGAATTGGATTTTGCTACTAAAGAAGCAGACTTGGGAGAAGACGCAACCTTAACCTCAGAAAACGCCGACTTAAATTTCCTAGGAAAAGATGGACTTCTAGGAAGCGACGATTCAATTACCGCCAATAAAGCAGACTTAAATCTAGTTGTAGATGATCCTGACCTCTTGGTTGACGATACGTTGACAAGCACCCAAGCGGATTTAAACTTCGTAGCAACCGAAGACTCCATTTTAGTCACGGTTTTGGCTGTGATTATGAATGCTACTGCGGCAATTATGAGTTGGGTGGGGGTTGGAGGAACAGCCTCCTCTTCTTCTACTGTGACTTCTGGAAAAGCTGATTTAAACTTTCAAGCAACGAATGATTCTGTTTTGTCTGCGGCGATTGACGTTATAATCTCCGCAGGGAAAGCGGTGTTTAGGTGGTTCACTCGGCCTTCGAGAATTACTACGGAGGATGATATGTATTACTCCAATAAACAAAGAATCCATAATGCGATTCTGGAAAAAATAAAGGCGGGGCCTTGGGTTCCAGTAGAATACGAAGCAGATGGTTCGATGGCTGACTTGGGAGAAGACACCGTAGAACCTAAGACTTGCGTATTAAATGATGTGTCCAGTAACTTTATTCCTGCTCAAAATTCTAGAGATAAAACGTCCTGGATAGCGGATAGAGGAAAATGGATTTGGGATGTGCGAGTTGCTTTTGATGGAGAAGTCGTAGCGGATATCTTCGAAAAAGCCTTAACCGATGAACCTATCGTACTTCCAAGTGATGTAAATAACAACAACCTACTCTTAGTGTGGGTAGATATAACTAACGCACAATATAAACATCCAACAAAGAAACAACCTTCTTCAGGTACTTCAATAGTATATACTTTTGAGGCCACAATCCGAAAATAAGGAATAACTTAGAGATAAGGAGGAAAAGCGTATGGCTGGCCGAAATCTTGCAGGAACCAAAGACGCTGACGATTATCTGTTGGGAAGAGGGAAGGTATACTTTACCAGCCTCACCACAGGTGATCTCCCCGATACGGCGGGGTGGCGATTTTTGGGAAATGCTGCTGAATTCGTTATCAACGTAGAAACGGAGAAACTCGAACACTACGATACTACGGAGGGAACGAAGACTCTCGATAAGGAAGTGACTATCTCTCAGAAAGTCGCTATTACAAATCTGACTCTTGAAGAATTTAACTTTGAGAATATGAGCCTCTTCTTCGCAGGAGATGCTACAACTCAATCCAATGCTGATGCTGTTGCAGGAGTATCTCCAGATTCCGCAGGGAATTTGACCATCACTACTCAAGGTAGGTGGTATGATCTCTTCGGGACTACTACAGGTATGCCCTCTTCTGATATTATGGCTGATAGGCTCTATGATATCGGTGCTGTGACTATCGAAGAGCAAGCTGGCGGTTCTACTATGGTGGAAGGAACAGACTTTACTGTAGACAGAGCTATGGGCCGAATTTTCGTCATTAACGGCGGAAATATGGACTCCGGTACTTATGAAGTTACAGTAGCGGCTAATGCCTCTGCTCCTGCTAATGTAGATGCTGTTCGAGCCCTGAAAAACTCCGGGGCTGTTGGCGCATTGAAGTTTATCTCTTACAATGCTGCCAATTCTGGACATCTCCAGGAGTGGAATTTTCATAAGGTGACTCTCAAGGCTGAGGGAGATATTCCTCTGCTTGGCGATGAGTGGGCAGGAATGCAACTCTCAGGAGCCGCTGAAGAGAATTCTGCTATTGATGCTAATAGTCCTACTCTTACCGTAATTACTTACGAAGATGGGGTTCAGCAATAAAGTAAGGTAACTAGGGGGGTAGGGAAACCTACCCCCCTACATTTAAGGACCAGTGAATTATGAGACCCGAACTTAAAGAATCATTTAGTTTTATCTTCTCTCCTAAAGGGGTTAAGCACGAGGTAGAAGGCGAAGAACTGACCTTCTATCCTATCACTTTAGGCAAATTAAAAGAGATTAAAGAGACTGCCTCCTCTCTAGCTCAAGCAATCGCGTCTATTATGTTTCAAGATAAAGTGTCTGAGACTCTATCCTCCTCTACTTACAAAGAGGACAAAAAGACAGGGAGTTTTGAAAATGACACACAGCAAGAAGCGTCTATCGCTATTCTGGAACACAAAGACAAAGAGAGAAAATCGGCGATTCATAATATTATAACCATTCTTCTAGATGAGAGTAACTTCACCATTCTTGGCGATTTGTTGGTTCACTCTCTAAGGGATAAGTTCCCCGCTGATATGAAAAAGGGCGAGATTCTAGAATTCGTACAAGTAACTCCCCTTCCCGCCCTGAAAGATATGGTGATAGGAATTGTTAAAGCAAATATGAAAGCCCTAGGCCCTTTGGCGGAAAGGATCGTCCAGTTGCAGGGAGAAATCATGGGCGGTCTGGAAACAATCGCCAAAAACGTAAAGGAGAAAGCCCAAAACAATTAGACCCCTGGCTTACTTTACAAGATATGATAGTCTCCCTAATGACCGAGAATATTAGCTTAGATTTGATTATGAGCATGGATTTACGGAGTTTTAACAGTTTGGTTGGATCTATAGAACGCCTAGACGAAGCTAAAACCATTAACCAATCCTGGACCAATTGGCATACTTCGCAAGCCTCTGGAAAGGATTTAGGGAAATGGCTAAAAGGGATGTTTAAAAAAGAGCAGCCTACTGGGATGAAAACTTCTGATGACTTCCTTGGTAAATTTGGGAGAGGTATCTAATGGTTGACGAAGGTTTTACCATACCCTTTAACATAACCGGAAATGTCCCAGAGCATCTGAAACGGTCAAAAGCCGCCGCTCAGGATATGGAAGAAGCTTTCCGTCAACTGAAACAACAAGCTGACAATTATAGACAAACCGCCTCTTCTGTTTCTGCTTCCAATGACCAAGTTGCTAGTTCTTTTAAACGGGCACAATCCGCCGCAGAATTGTTAAAAGCGGCGGCTAAGTCCCTTGCTAAAGAAGAAAAGGAAAGAGCATTAGCTTCAAAAGAAACAGCCAAAAACTTAAAAAAAGAAGCAGAGATATTAAAAGATTCTCAAAGAACCACAAAACAAAATCTTGGGTTAAGAAGAAAGCAAACGCAATCCATACAAAAATTTGGAAAAACGGTAGCCGATGGATCCAAAAAGATAGGAATCTTTAGGCGCTTCCTTAACTTTACCAATGCCGAATTGAAAAAGTCTGGAGAGAACGCAAATCGAATCTCCTTTACTTTCAGGCGATTGTTTGGAATTCTAGCCGCCTTTGCTGCTGCTAGAGTAGCCATTCAAGGCTTTAAAGACCTAGTACGCTCCTCCCTAGACTTCAATAGGCGCTTAGAGCAAGCTAATCTTGGAGTTGCGTCTTTGCTCCTTGCCGTAGGAGATTTGCGAGGGGAGATGGGAGAGACTGTAGATATCTCCGAACGGTTCATCCTCGCACAAGCAGAAGCGCGTAAACAGGTTCAACTCCTCCGTAAAGATGCTCTAACGACTACAGCAACCTTCGAGGAACTGTTAGAGACCTTCCAGGTTGGTTTAGCTCCTGGGGTTCAGGCGGGGCTAGATGTAAATGAGATTCGCAGATTTACCCTACGTATTTCGCAAGCGGCGGCTGCAATTGGGCTCTCTCAGAATCAACTAGCAGAAGAGATTCGTTCTATCCTAGCAGGTACGATTCAAGCTAGGACTACTCGAATTGCTGTAAGTCTCGGAATCACGAACGCTGATATCCGCAGAATGAAAGAGGCGGGTAGGCTAGGGGAATTCCTTACAGAGAAGTTTTCCGCCTTTGAGGAAGCTTCTGCTAAGACAGCTAAATCTTTCTCCGGATTAGTTGCTAGGGTCCGAGATGCTTTTCGTGGAGTCCTGGGAGCCGCAGGTAAAGGACTCTTCGATGAGTTGAAGGGGGAACTTGAAACCGTCTTCGGGGCTTTTACGGAAGTCAAGGGCGATTTTATTACTCCTAATGAAAAAGCTGTAAAATCTTTCAAGTTCATTTTCGATGGCTTACGAGTAGGACTTGCTCAAGCTAAAGAGATGATAGCTACTCTTAGCGGAGGAAGCACTTTTGAAACTATTGCTGAATTTTTCGGAGAAGCACTAGGAACGGGGCTCACGATAGTCTTAGGAATCCTACAAGGAATCGTAGAAGCTGGAAATAACATAATTGGAATATTTAAAAATATATTCCAATTACTTACAGGCATAACTGGAAAACTTCCGGCTTCTGAATTGCGAGATATAGTAGCTAGTGCTGTAGAAATCTTATTTACCTTCAAGGCCCTAAATTTAGTTTTTGGGAACATAAACTCAAAAGTAGGATTATTAAAAGTAGGATTCACTGGAGCTTTTTTTGTTGCGGCTCAGCTTTCTAAAATTATTTTACAAAATACTGCCGAAACCTCAGAAATAACTTTAGCACAGACAACCCAACTTCAAACCACACTACTAAAGCAAAGAGCAGAATTAGCTATATTAGCGGCCAAAGTAGCGGCAACTTATGTTACTCCTGGAGCCGCACCTTTGAGAAAAAAAGCCCTTAAGGATATCTCTGATGCTATAGAGAGACAAAAAGAAGAATACGGAAAACAACTTGCCCTTATAGAAACTGCTAGAGATAGAGAACAACGAAGAAAATTTGAAGCAAAAGAACAAGACAAACGGCTTAAAGAGCTGAACGAAGAGCTTAATAAATCTCCTGTCCTTATCTCTTCTGCTACAGATGCCTTTAAAGAAACCGAAAAAGTTATTACGGATGCTCAGAAAAAGCTAAAAGCTTTTCAAGTAACTTCTGGACTAGAGACCTCTCTCGCGGGAGTAGGAGGAGAAGAACTCCAAATCCTCATTAAGGCTAGAGGGGAAATTCATCAAAGTCTTCAACAAACTCAGAAAGACATAATTGGGACTAGGCAAACTATATCCAATTTAATTAAACGAGGTTCTGAATATCAAGAAAAGGTAATCAATCTTTCTGCTAAAGAACGTGCAGAATTGAATCAAGTCTTGGCTATACACCAAGAACGTATAAAAGCCCAAAAAGAGACTAAAGCTGTAGAAGATGAGATACTCCTCCTTACTAAAGAAATATCAGCCGCAGAGGATAAAGGAGATAAAGCAGAAGCAGATAGACTTAGAAATAAAGTAGCTTCTGCAAAAACAGCGAAAGAGCAATTGCAAACCGAATTGCAAGCCATTGCTGTAGGGCTTCGCTTTGTAGACCCAAAAACAGCGAATCTCGCTCAACAGCTTCTACCTATTGTAGGACAACTTAAAGGAGAACGAGAAAAACTTCTTGCTATCCAAAATGCTGAAAAAGATGTGTCCAAAGCTATCTTAGACTTAGCCAAAGCCAGAGCCCAAGTCGCTAGAGACCGTAGGATAGAAGAAAACCGAATTGCTACTCAAGAGCTTGCGATTCAGGTAACCAATCAGCAAAGACTTAATAAAGCTTACTCCGAAGGAGCTTCTGTCTCTCAATTAGATTTGGTTACGGCCAAGAATAGGGCTGACGAAATACGACACGAAATCTCTCTAATCAATGAACGATTTGATAGAGAGATAAGAGCCCAAGAAATAGCCTTAGCCCACGCCACATCTCTTGAAGAATCCGAACAGATACTAGAGGGGATAAACGCTTTAGAGGCACAAAGAGCCGCAGAATTAGGACTTCAAACTGAACTCCTGAAAGAGCAAGAAGCCCAAGCTAAACGACTCGAAGCTAGAATCTCTAGGGGGCTTATAGGGGGCTTTGAACAAGCGGCTGAGTACTTCGTTACTGACTTCCAAAGCTCTTTCGAAGCTGGAGTCGCTATCATGCAATCCTCAATGGAAGGATTCGCTGACTTCCTCTCGACTGCGATTACAGACTCCCTTGACCCTAATGGGAAAGGGATTCGAGAGAACTTCGCCAATTTTCTAAGAGGAATTGGCAATATGATTATCCAACAATTAACTAGAGTAGCTCTCGCTAAAGCAACGATAGGACTCTTCCCAGGGCTCTTGGGCTTTAACGATGGAGGATTCGCTGGAGCTTCTGGATTCAACAGAGGAGGCTTTGCTCACTTTGGACCTCACGCTAGAGGTTTTGCTTCTGGGGGAATCTCCAAACCTTCTTGGATTCATCCTAAAGATACTATCCCCGCTTGGCTGGCTCCAGGAGAGGGCATTATACCCGTTAATCGAGTAATGCAATACGGGAAAACCGCAATATCTCGTATTATAGATGGGTCAATAGACCCAATGGGGCTAAATGCCTTAGCAAACGTCTCTTCTCGCTCCTCTAGGATAGCAAGTCCTACACAACCTAGTTTTAATCAAGGAGGCTTTACTTCCAGTGCTATGTCTGCTAATCAGGCAGAACAAAGGACAGGACAACAGACTTCCTCCTCTAGGACTTTTGTACAACCCGCGATTGTAGCAAATGAAGACACGATGGATACCCTTCTCTTCGGCGGAAAAGGCGCACTCCTTAGAAGATTTAAAGATTGGGGGCCAGAAATAAAAAGCGCATTAGGAGTAACTTAATATGGCTGACGTTATTTGGCTGGAAGGCTTTGAACTTGATGCCGACAATGATGGACTTGAAGCTAAATATCAAGAAGTAAACGTATCCAGCACACACGGGCCTAGAGTGTTGGGAAATCAATCCGTTACGATATCCAAACTCCTCTCTCATAGTCTTGGGACATCTCAAAATATGTATATGGGCTTTGGGTTTTATGGAAATCCTGGATCTGGAACTAGAAAAGTCCAATGGTTCGATGGAGCTAGTAAACAGGTTTACTTATCTATTTATAGGGATGACCCCTCTGATACCTTTTGGACTATGGCGGTATATAATGGAGACGATACCCTTTTAGGAACTGCCGCTACTACTTTAGCCGCTAATACTTGGTATTATTTAGAGTGGCATGTCTACTTCCACGGCTCTGCTGGAACCGTAAGTCTTAGGATTAATGAATCCGTTGATTCTAATTTTCCGCTTTCTAGTAAAAACACAGCGCCTTCAGGTAACAACCAAGCAGACCAGTTTAAATTTGGTGACTCTTATAATGTGAGAGTCGATGATATCTATGTAACTACAGATGCGTTCCTAGGAGACCAAAATGTTACGGCGTATTTCCCAAATGGGGATGACACATCGGATTTTAGCTCAACTGGAGGTAATAACTATACCGAAGTTGATGATGCGGCTGATTCCTATTCTGAATCCACTTATGTATATAGTAGCACTCTCAATCATGTAGACCTCTATGAACATCAAAACACTTCAGGCATTACTGGAGCGATAGAGGCTATCATGGCTGTTACTTATGCAGGACTAAATGAAGCAGGACAACGGAAATTCAAAGTAAGGCATGAAGATTCTGTAGTAGAGTCTGAAAACGACCTTACAGGAACCGAACATACTGTTTCAGGAACAGCTACCTTCGCTTATACTGATATTGCTACCGAAAACCCCGACACTTCTAATCCTTGGACTACAGGAGATATAGACGATATCCGATTAGGCCCTAAGATTACACTTTAAGGATTAATTATGGCTACTAGATGGATTGAGGGCTTTGAGAATGCCCGAAATGAAACCTATTTAAATAGAAAATACAGATCCCAATCCGGAGTTGCTGGATTTGTAACGGGAAAGCACGGCGGTTATGCTGGACGATGGGATACCGATGGATACCTCTACACTAAAGCCTTGACTACAGCAAACGAAAACGAATGGTATATCACCTGGAGACAAAAAGTAGCGGCAAATACGGGAGCAGGAACTCCAGGAGATGCAGAATTTATGGGATTAATCTTCTTTGCCGATACGGACTCCTCCCTCACAGAGCAAGTAGCTCTTACTTTAGAAAGAGTAACCAATAACTCCTATCAATGGAAGCTTTATCGAGGCGCAGATAGATCTGGTTCTCTTATCGCTACCTCTAGTTCTTTTTGGGCAGAACGATGGTATCATTTCCAATTAAAGGTGATTCTTGAGAATGCCCCCAATGGAGCTTACGAATTAAAAATAGATGGAACTACAGATGTCTCTGGCTCTTCTGTAGACCTCTCTGAACTATCTACAAATGAGGGAGCCGACTCTATAGGTTTTAAACTGGATGCTCAATTTGCTACAGCAGTAAATGTAGACATCGACGATATTATTATGAACGATTCTACAGGAACGGCCAATAACACTTTCTCTGGAGACGGTATTGTTCGGGGAGAGCTGCCTGATTCTGATGGAACTCATTCCGAATGGACCCCCTCTACGGGCTCAGACCATTACGCCCTCGTAGATGATTCCGATACTTCCCCAAGCGATAGCGACTTTGTATCCGCAGAATCAGACAACCTCAGAGACCTATGGGGCTATGGGGCTATCACTAAGATTAAAGACGATAATGCCGCTATTCAAATAAATACCTATGCTGCTATGCAATCTTCTGGGTCTAGAGACTTTAAACACTACATGGAATCTAATGGAACAGAAACAGAAGGCTCTACAACCTTTACTCTCTCCGATGTAGCATGGAATTGTTTTTCTGAGGTTGTGGAAGAAGACCCAGACACAACTGCGGCTTGGACCGCTTCTGGCTTAAATGCCGCTGAGTTTGGAATTAAGACAGTAGCTTAATAATAGCCAAAGGACTAGCTAATTAATGGCTGATTTGCAAGTATATAAATTCGGTATCGAAATGTTATCGAAGACTCCCACAACTGCCCATACGACTAGGCAGGATGTAGAAGTCTTCGCTAAAAATGTAGCAAATCAGGCACAACTAAACGTGTATAAATTCGGCATTGAGGTTCTTTCTGAGACTCCCCTAAAGGCTGGAGTTACAAAGCAAGATGTAGAAGTATTTGCTAAAAACGTAGCAAATCAGGCACAGTTTAATGTATATAAATTTGGTATCGAAGTTCTTTCCAAAACTCCTGTTCCTATAAAAACGACTCGACAAGATATAGAAGTCTTTGCAAAAAATGTAATAAATGATGCTCAAATCAATATCTACAAATTCGGATTCGAGGTTCTCTCCAGAACAGGGCCTATCCTAACTAACCCAAAAGCAGAACCTACGTATTGGAATATCTTTTTTAAGAACTGGGCAGATAACTTTGTATTATCTACCGCCTATAAAACCAATATATCGATGTCTCAAGACACCTTAACGGAAGCCAGGAAAGGACTCCTGGAAAAGCCTCTAAGAACCGCCTCTTTTAAATGGTCTGCTTTAGAGCGAAAAGAATACGATAAGATGCGAACCTATCTCCGAAAACTTACGGACGAGAGAAACTTCGCCCCTATCTATTCTGACTTTATGGTAGTAAACCAAACGACTCCCGCTTTATCTACTTTTATATATTGTGACCCTACAGATGTTAGACTATTTAAAAATCAAAGGATTGCCATTGTTAAACAAAGCGAAGGAATTTTACCTTCTGAAGATTTTAATCCCATTATTCGAGAAGTTGATAGTATCTCGGTAAATAGGATAGATTTGCAATCTGCTTTGCCTAATATAGAATTTACGGCAAATCAATACATCATCTTCCCTCTATTTGATGTTCATACAGTCCTAGAACCTACGATTACTTTTGGGCCTGGGCCTGAAACAGGAGAGGTAGAACTAACAGTCCAAGAAATAGCAGGGAACAGCACCCTACCCGCTTCCTGGACGGGAGATCCTCCAGTATCCTTTTATGGAGACTACCCTATCTTTACATTTGAGCCTAATTGGACGGAGCCTCCTAAAATCTCCTATCTAAGAGAAGGAAGCATAGACCAAAAAGGACATGGCCTATCTGAAAACCTCTTAGGAGACCGTTACAGATACAAACAAACCTTCGAAGCAGGATTCGAACGAGAAGACGCTTTTAATCTAATCAAATTCTTTGACTCCAGGAGAGGTAGACTATTACCCTTCTGGATGGTAGACCACGACTATTCCTGGAGATTCGCGGCCATTAGTGGCCCCTCTCTTACCTTTATTGACCTGGAAGTAGAGGGAGACTTCACGGAATTTACGGAAGACCACGACTATATCGGGATTATAATGTCTGATGGGACTGCCTACGTGCGCGAAACCGCCTCTTTCTCTCAAGTAGGAGATTTATATAGAGTAACCGTTACTTCCGCCCTGCCTTCTTCGATTATCCCAAGAAATGTCGTAAGGGTGTCACGAGCTAGACTCTCTCGATTCTTAAAAGACGAGTTAGAGGAAAATTGGATTACCTCAAATTGGATGCAAACAGAAATTGCTACTATCGAGCTTCTAGAAGAATCTGATGTGGAGCTAACGTAATGAGTGATGCTTTAACCCTTCCCTCCAAAGTCTCCTACGTTTTGATTCGCTTAACGTATGGAGGAACTGGGAATTTACAATATAAGGCATACACGAATTGGACTAGCCAACTTCCCGGCAATCCTATTTTTGAAAGTGTGCCTACGATGGAAGTTACTGCCCCAGAGAACACGGGGGTTTTAGATGCGAAAACCTTAACTTTAGAAATGCCCTTAGATTCTTTGCTAACCTCTATGTCCTCTGGGGAAGCTTTCTCTGCTGTATTCGTAGAAGCAACAGAAGTTATCTTGCCTATAGAATCAGGCCCCGCAGGGATTAATCGTAAATTCTTTCGGGGAAGGCTCCAAAAAACCATAAGAAATCCTGGGGGAAAAAGCAATCGAGTTAAACTCGAATTCAAGAGCCCAAAAGGACTTCTAGAAGTTCCTATGGGAATTCCTGCGAATCACCATTGCCCTTGGACTTTATTTAAGGGCGGTTGCGGAGTTGTCGAAGCCTCCCATACCGTAAACTTAACCGTATCCTCTGTAGATGGAAAAATTGTCACCGTATCTAGTGACCCCGGCAAAACTGGAAACTATTTTCATCGGGGATTTGCTAGATATCAAGGCCAAAGGGTTGGAATTCAATATTGGAGCAACTCAGCCCCTACTACTTTTCATATGATAAGAACGCCCTCCTCAGATTGGGAGGGTAACTTAGTGGGATTTTTCGCAGGATGCGATAAAACGATAGAAACATGTAGAGCTAGATTTAACGCAGAAGATTATTTTGCAGGAATAGGCTATGCTATCCCCGCCTATAACCCCAACCTGGAAGACCCAGAATAAATGAAATATGAAACGCTAGATTTGATTTGGAAGCCTATCGGGAAAGGAAGAAGAGCCCAACTTTTAACTTTAGAACTTTACAAAATACTAAAGTCTTGGGAAAAAACCCCCTATATGGAAGGACAGTGCGCTAAAGGATCTGGAGTTGATTGTATCCGGTTTATAAGTTCCGTTTTGTCGGTACTTACTTCCTCTTCCCTACCTTTAGAAACGCTCCCCTCAGATGCCTCTTTACACAATCGCGAAACAACGCAAAAAGCATTAAAAGTACTAAGAAACACGTTTCCCCCCAACAAACTACATAAAAGAAAAACAGTACAACCCGGAGATGTATTAGTAACCGGCCCCCCAGCAGGAGGCCCTGGTCATGCTATGATAGTGGGAACAGAGCCCTACACCCTTTGGCATACTACCCAAAGAACCGGAGTCTGTAAAACTGGATTTAGTCTCCCGCCTAAATACCAAAAGGTATTTGGTATCTATAGATTAAGGAATCGAGGAAAATGGCAGTTGAACTGGCGATAGGTGCTGTCGGAGTAGGAATGCACCTTTTGGCTAATCTCTTGATGAAGCCAAAAGATAAAACCCCCGTAATAGACGATAAGCCCACTACCTTATCGACTAGAGGTTCCTATATCCCTTGGCTTTGCGGCACTCGAAGACTCGGACCTGTATTTTGTTATGTAGGAGGACGATCCACCACAAAGGAAAAAGCAGGAAGCGGAGGCAAAGGACTCTTTGGGGGAGACGAGCCCAAGCAAGTTATCTACCACGAGCAAGGCTTACACGCGCTTTGCGTAGGCCCTGCATTTAAGCTCCATCGAATCTACCAAGGGGGTAAGGTAATCTTCGAAGGGCCTATCGACTCTACAACTCACCCATCCGGGAGTACTGTAGACCTCGGCAAAGAGGGCTCCTTCGAGATTTGGTGGGGAATAGGCCCCTCTGATGCTGGTTGGGGAGCGTTAAATACCTGGAGCACATTAAATACAGCTATAGGGATCGACTCCAAATGGCCTTACTTGTGTGCTGTCCTCTGGAACAAAAAACGACTTGGAACAGCAGCCCAATGGCCCCTAATCGAATATGTAATCGAGACACGGCCTACCAATTCCGTTCTTAGCGATACTTCCGCCTATATGGTCCCCGAACAAATCGCGGGAAGCACAGTTTACCCCGTTACGGACTCCAATGATGGGGCTCCTGGAGTGGGGTATTTTAAAGTTGAGGGAGATGTAACCCCTTACTTTAAGCCTGGGAATGAAGTTGACTGGGATCCTGATTCCGGAACAAACAGCGATATTACTGTTCGAGATACGGATACCGCCCAAGAGGTAGATTATGTCAACGGAGATATCACCGTATATAAAACGATTACTACCATATACTTCGATGAAACTCTATCGGGAACCTCTTCGGATGATACCCTAAACCCCTACGAGGTATCCGCAGGATTCGGAGTAAACCCCGCTCACGCTATGGCTGAGGTTTTATTCGCGGATTACCCTAGAGGATTAGCACTAGACCAAGACGACTGGGATTTAGACGCTCTGGAGGCCCTTGGTACGCTCTGTAGTGCGCCCAACGAGGATTTATTCTCTAACTGGATAGGACAAAACGGCGAAACGGCTCAGGCGATTCTAGGAGCTGGAATGCAAGATTTGGGAGTTATGGCCCCCTTCGATATGGATTCCGGGAAACTCACGTTCCGACCAGTAAGAGAGCCTCAAGTGGGAGAAACACAAACCCTTGATGAGAAACAAATTACGTCTCCTCTCACTGAGCGAGAGGTAGACCACGGAGTCAAACGAGCGGATAAGCTCATTTTTACCTTCTCAGACCAAGCCTACAACTACCGGGATAATACTATAGCTATCGACGAGGACGGGCAAGGTAGCTATCTAGAATACCAAAATGGCAGGAAAGTAGACATCACGATAGCCACTAACTTTGAGGTAGCCTCTAGAATCGCGGAAAGACGCTCTCAAGAAGAGTTAGCTGGAAACAACGTCTACACTATAAATGCTAATCGAGAGGCCAGACTCTTGCTTCCTGGGGATGTCATCGTCCATCCAGATATAAACGAAGTATTACGAGTTACTGAAATAAACGCCCAACCAACAGAGAGTAAGACCAAGGTAAAAGCCGTGGCTGACTTCTACGGGGTCCCTCTAAGCGATTTTAGTAATACTGAGGGCGGCGGGGAGTCCGATTTTGACCCTGTAGCAGCGGATTTAGCGATTAACTTCGTGGAAGTCCCAGAAGTCGCGGCTCCTGGGGCGGGTAAAATGGCTGCTTGGGTTCCTAAGATACGCGCTCATGACCAAATCGTAGGCTCTGGTATTCATCTCTCTACCGATGATGTAGCTTACGAATACCAGCTAAATGAGACTAATATCCACGCTGGAGGCTCTCTGATAGACGCTATCGAGGCAAATGACCCCTATTACCAAGCCCAAGGGCCTACATTCACGGCTCTGGGAGATGATATAGCTACCGTAGAGGATTTAAGTACGGGAGCGGCTAACAAACTCCTATGGGAGCGAGGAAAACAAATCGCCGTTATCGGACGAGAGGCGTTCTTCGTAAGGAATATCACAGCTCTTGGGGGAACGACTTACCGATTGGATGGACTAATCCGGGCTAGATGGGATACAGATGCAGAAGCTCACGCCTCTGGAGACTCCGTAATCATCTTCCAGTACGATGAAGTAGAATGGCTTGATTCTTTGCTATTCTCTCCGGATGTAGACTTATACGTTAAAGCTACAGCCTACTCTGGAGGCGGGGAAATAACTCTGGATGCTGCTCCTAAACTAAAGATAAGCACAACCCAAGGTAAGGGGCTAGTTCCTATGCGCTGTCCAGCGATCTGGGTAACTTCGCCTTTTCTTTGCTCCCCTGCCTTCTATACAGGTAATGATATTTCCGTAAAATGGAGCTATCGTACTTTGTCCGGAGCAGGACAGCAAGGATACGGGCAATCTCACGTTTCAGAAGACGTGGACGGTTCTTATATCTTACGAATCACAGATGGAGCAGATATTGTAAAACGGGTAGAAGCTCTAGATGCTGATACTACGACCTACACTTACGACAATGCAGATATGGTAAGCGACTTCTCCGGAGAGCCTACTACCTTAAAATTTAAAATTTATGTATATCGAGGAAGCTATGAATCCGAAGCAACCTCTATAACAGTAACTAGGGAGTCTTAAAATGAGTAGACCAGAACGACAAGCAATTGGATCCTTAGCGGAAGCTTGGGATGGACCCACAGATGCAAATTTCCAGGCCATTTTTGATGCGCCTACGCCCGTATTTCAAGTAGCTGACTTATCTACCCTAACCTCTACTTATACCGCCTCTTCTTATGATGATTGTATGGCTATTACGGCGGATACCCACGAAATTTACGTCTCTAACGGATCTACCTGGGTAAAGAAATCAGCAACTACTCTAGATTACAGTACCTCAGAACAAGATACAGGAATTGACTGGTTATCCGGGTCTTATCCTAGGATTTATCAAAAGACTATAGACTTAGGAACCCTCCCTACAGCAGCTACAGGAACTAAATCTGTAGCCCACAGTATTTCCAATTTGGATTTGGTAATAAAACACGAATGTTGGATTAATAACGAAACCGCAGGAAATCAAAACCCAGTTCCTTTAGTTTCTACAGTAGCATCCTCAAATGTCCAGCTCCAGATCAATGACACTAATGTAATAATAAAAGTAGAAAGCGATAGAGATGATTCTACTGGGTATTGTACCCTTTTCTATACTAAATCAGCGTAATCGCCTCCCTCCCATAAGCCTCGTCAAGTCCCTGGTCCGCTTGACGGGGCTCCTCCCTAAACGCAAAAACCCCGACACTTCCTAAGAAATGTCGAGGTCTATGCAACTCCCTACTCTAAGATTTCTACAAAAAGGTCAACCCCCCCTTTGCTACTTTTTCGAGAGTCATTGGAGACCCGCCCAACTTTTACGTTGAGAATCAAGGTACTCGTCTATAGCCTTTCCCTTAATCGAGGCATAGCCTTATCCGGGCCATATATTTTTACGTCTCTGATTGATCTGACCAATATCCTTCGCTGTCCTGAAAAAGCTTTACATCTCCTACCGGATCTGCTTCCGTACTTGTCCAACGAATAGTCTCAAACCGAGAAGGTTTTCCCCAAGGAGATTCCTCATAAAAATAAGGTCTTTCCCAATACGGAACAACCCAAATAGGGCCACGAAGCTTTGTCTGAGAACAAGCACAAGAACTTATCCAAGGGGGATATGCTGTATTACACAAAGGGCAAACCCAAGGTCTCTTATCACCCATTTTATACTCCTACGTAGCAGCATTCCACCAACCGTAGTGGTTTTTCACAACGCCTAAAAGCGTAATAGAAAACCCTACAACATTCTGTATATTTGCTTGAGGCTGCACGACAATATAATCCCCAAGAGACCCCTTTAGGGTAATCGGTCTCCCGAAGGTGTTCATAAAATCCAAAGTTCCTATCACTTGGTCGCCTATCGTACCTCCCCACTCAGAAGCCATTACGTTACAAAGAGTTCCACCCCACTTTAGGGCATCGATATTTCTTCGAAACGTGACTCCAAAATCTCCTGTAACGTCTTGTAATAGTTGATCCGTAGAGGGAGTTACTCCCGTCTGGTCCCAAACAGAAACATTTGTTCCTTTTCGTTTGATTTTAATAAGCGTTCCTACATCTGTCCCCAAAGCAGCTCCAGACCCAAATCCATCGGAATCAGCTTGAGCCCCCGCGCCGATAGAGATCCGATACATCATCCTCTTTATCTCAAGAGTCTCTCCGTCTTTTGCAGCAAGCCAATAAAAGTTACCGTCCTTGGCTCCACCATCAGAGTGGTCGCCCACCATATCTAAAGTTCCTGTAGTGTTTCCGTTTAACCCTACAGGCTTAGAAAAAATCCTATCCTGATATGTTCTTAGTTCATAACTATCCGTCATTATTCAAAAACCTCCAATCGTACTTTTCTTTTATTTATCACTACAGCCCCATTGCACCAATTGGGCTTATTTACGTAAGCAAATCCTTCGGACTTCTTATCGCCCAAGAATCCTGCCTCTACTCCTACTATCTGGTTTGGCCCTCCAGGTATCCCCGCTTGCGTATGGATTAAAGCTAAGCGATGACAATGCCCCATCACCATATCCTCTCTATATTTTAACTGCTCTTTCTTTACAGAGCCTCCAGCATCTACGCACGTATGCCTTCCGTGCGTATATAGGATTCCGTCTATTCGAAGTTCGGATCTCGCAGGAACCCAATGGATACCGAAATCGTCTAAACCCAAAAGATTAGGAACTTTAAGACACTCATATTCTAAAAGTTCTGGAGAATTCCTTAATAGGTATTTGGTTTGTCGTTCTTCGTGATTCCCTTCTAAAATATAATCTATACTATTAGGAGATACCTTTTTTAGTTTTTTAAAGAACCTTCTTGCCTCTTGGATCTCGTACATAGAAGAGTAGGACTTAGGCTTTTTTAAATACCTAGAGAGATTATACATATCTAAAGTATCGCCCATTAGAACAGTATGAGTAGGTTGCTCACATCGTATAAGTGTTAGGAACTCACTAACCGCCTTCCTGTTATGGAAGGGGAAGTGGATATCTCCTCCAGCAACTACTTTATATCTAGGCTTCGTTACTCTCATTTAATAATTCTACCTTATTTTTGCCTTCCTGTCCAGCCCTTTTTAATTTTCTTGCCATAGCTGCTGCCCCGTTTCCCCTTCCTGCGTAAGGAACCAAAATAGAAACAAGAGTAAATCGCTTTCCACATTCGGGGCATTTGGCAGTAGCGGTCTTTCCTCCTCGTCCTGCGGAAAAGGAGTGCGTTATTTTTAAACGGATATCGCATACATCACAGAGCATTAATAACTTTCTGGTGGTTTTTGATATAACCTTGAACAAATCTTATTCATTATACCGATTAATGCCCCATCTTCCCAATCCGCAAAAAACTTTTCTCCAGCAAATGTGGGAGGATCTAAACAGATCCCCATAAACTTTTTCTCTTTATCATGCCACAGTACATCAAACTTAAACGAAGCAAAAGAACAATTCGATTTAAAATCTTTATATTTTTTCATTACCTCAATTGTACCCCCACCCTCTTATCTGAGCGTTTCGTCGTAATAATCCCTCCAGAACCAGTCATATAATAAAAAGTTAATACCATAGCATCTGCTCTATCGGGGGACATCTTGTTATTCCTATCCGCAAACTTCTCTTTCGTCTCCAGCTTCAGCCTTCCTTTAGGGGCCTCATACTTCCTGGAAGACAATTGATGGAACAATAGCCTATCATACTTTAGATGAACCTTCCTCTGCTTTAACAAATTCGAAAAATGGAAGTACGCCTCCGTAATCTTATTCTGGTAATCCTTCGAATTATGCGCGTGAGCATGGAAGTAAAACTCTAAAATCTGCTTCCCTCGGTCATGGTAATTATAAGCAAGCCCCCCTCCCAAGCCTCCCATATCCTGTACATATTTCACGACATCATCAGACCAACCAAGAGATTTTTGTCGTTCAAACGCCTCCAAAATCACCGTAATTGGTTCCGTCTTGGTGTAAATCTTTGTGTCTACTACAGTTCCACCTGAGCGCGCATAAACGACAGATTCGTCGCTTCCAAATCTGGCTAGGTCTATCCCTACCTGCTTAGAGCGGTCCAACATCATAGCGCAACGGTAAGGGTCGGTCTTCGTACAGGCATGTAAATCGTCTATATTGATAACGGTATCTCGATCCACCTTCGGGAATTTCCCCAATACCCTAAAGCGATACAAGTCTGAGTCTCTACCGTATTGGTCCTCCAGCGCCTTGATGTGGTTTTTGTCTACGATAGGCGACTCTTCCGAGTTAAAGGTAAACGTATGCCAAAGGTGTTGCTGTTCGTTAAAACAATCAAAAAACGCCGTATCCCGGTCCGTAGGATTCGAGATTAAAAAGATGAGGTTTCCGGGTTGTGTCATAGTCCCTAAGCATGTTTCGATAATTTCCCGGTCAACCCCGGTCGCCTCATCTATAATTACTGTAAGGTAAGGGTGATGGACTCCAGCGGCGTTCTCTTTCTTTGCGGCGGTAGCTACTTCGATAGCGTATTTCCCATCTCCCAAGAATGAGATTACCTTCTTCTGGGCTCTAACCATTGCTCTTAGAAATTCCGGAGCATGTTCTAGAGACCGCTCGCATTCTTTCAGCCAATTCTTCGCTTGTTTCTCTGAAGGAGCCATAACAACGCACCACGCCCCAGGATGTCTGAACTGCCGAAAAAGGGCAAGAACCGTTGTAAGTGCGGTTTTCCCAGGCCCCTGACCAGATTTGACTGCAATACGGCGTAGCTTTTGTTCTGGTTTTGCTATAGTTTCTTCCCATTGTACACATTTCATAATCTCCGCTTGTTGCCAAGTTGGTTCGAAACCTATAAGGGCGGCAAACTTAAAGATGTCGTCCCTAAACTCGCTATAAATCTCTTGGAATGGCGTTAGCACAGCTTGAATACTCCCTCCTATTTTCTCTGATAATTGTTTTATAATATCGGGAGGTTCAAATCCCCTCTCTCTAATTTCAGAGATAACATAACGATCCCTCAATTAAACACTTCCTCCTCCAGTGAATTTAGAGAAAAAGAACATCTTTACGGCGGCTATGGTGGCCCCAATCACCGCCGTAAAGGTAGCAGAAATAAGCCCAAGGCCCCATTTGACTTTAGTTTCTAGGGATCCCACCCTATCCACTAATCCTCCTTTTCCCTCCTTTCCTAGACACCTTTCCGTACACTCTTTCGAGTGTTCGTGCAAAGCATCCATCTTACCTTTTAAGTAAGCAATTCCTTCTCCTTGCTCCTGGAGATGATCTCTAATGGTTTTATCCTTGGGCTTTTCTGCTGGCATTTACGCTAATTCCCTTGTTTGTAAATATAATTCCTCTTTAAGGCCATTTCTAAAAAATAAAACAGCCTCTAAAAGCTCCCAATACGCCAAATCCGTAAGTTTTTTTCCTTTGTATAAGGTCTTTTCTGCTTCGAGTATAATTCTTTGGCGTTCTTTTAAATTAGTCCCGTAATTCATCGGTAATATTGTCCAATAAAGAGTCCAAAAAGACTTTTCGCTCTTGTTCCAATCGCTCATCTGTCTTTTTGGTGATTTCTAAAGCCAAATCTCTAGCTTCTTTTAAACTAATCTGTTGGCGCATCCGTAATATTGTCCAAATATCGCTTCAAAATAGCCGAATCCCTTAGATTAATCCTTCTGTGTAGATACGAAGTATTCAAATCTTCGTTGCAATAACGGTCATGTCTGGCAATTATTGCATAGAAAAACGTGATTCCCTCTTCTGTAATCGGGATTTCCCCAGTCGTAAAGACTTTTACTGCGGACGACTGATAAAGATACGCTACCCGCTCCTTATCTGTGATATCCGGATCAAATTCCACGTATTCGTCGTGTCTTACAATAATATCGGCTGCAATTTCCCCCGTAGCCTCTGGCATTTCTTTTACATTCAAAGAAATACAGGAAAAACACATAAGGCCAATGAAAAATGATGCAATAACGAGAGGAATCAGAAATCTACCTACATCTGATTTTGTTCCGCCCCCATTTTTTTGTTGGTTATAGATACTCCCAATTCCTACTAATCCGATAAGGACCGTAGCGATCTCCGTCTGTCCTAACCACATTGCGATAATGGCTCCCATCAGGGCCAAAATCTTAATCACCCAAGCTCCATCTTGATACCAAGGCATATATTTAGTCCTTTCGTTAAATCGTTGCTACTAAAGCTTTTGATGCCACTTCGAATACCAGCATAAGGATACTGTTCAAGCTCACAAGCCCCTTGGATACCAACTTCACTTGGTATTGCTCTTGCAAAGCATTCAATTGCCGCAAGAGCCGGTTCATGTGTTCTGATGAGGCATCCGATTGCATAGCCAACGTCATGTCTGTAGAGATTGCCGAGGCAAATTCCGTCAAGTCCGTAGCAGCATCCTTCTTAAACTCTTGTAAAAGATTCGTCAATCGTTCCTGTAATGCTTCTTTCAATTCGTCCATTTTTGCTCCTTAATCAAAATACGTCAAATTAATACTTAGGATTCTGTGTGGGGGTATCCAAACTTCTGTACTCTCTGGATCCCCCGTGGACCCCGGATACCGAAATCCCTTATTCGTAATGTTTTCCAGGAGGTTATCTATCGCTTGATTTCCACCTGATACGTCCACCGTTCTCCTGTGGACTTTATATCCGTGGAGAGCGTTTATGTCCTCCACCAAAACCTCTAATCCTACCTTATTTTTCTTCGGGGGCATCTTCTTCCTCTTTTAACCATCTAAAGTTAATCTCTCGTATCCTATCTGGAGGGAACCAAACGTATTCGTGCGCTTCCACTATTACCCCGTTTTCTATCCACTCCAGGATGTGCTCTTGAGGACTCTTGTAAGCGCAATCCTCTACCTTTAAGTACTGATCCGTATCATAATCCTCTTTTTGGATATGGATTGTAAATTCTACTATCTGCTTCATTACTTAGGCCCCTTCAATTTCTTCGTTTTTGCTACTTCATACATTTCCTGTAAGTATTTCCCCATCGTGCTTCCTGATTCGTTCGTTTGCTTCAATCCTAACATTTCCGCCTTCAACTTTATCGCAGCGAGGGCGGTTCTCAGTTCGCCGTCCTCCTGCGCTTTGGCTTTGATGCGCTCTATATCCAACAAGAGAAGAGCTTGATGCGCCTTCTTATCAATATACATCAATTCTTGCGAAGAGTCAAGAGCTATTTTTAAAATTCTTTTGGTTTCTGGGAGATTAAACTCGTAATTAGAGGAGAACCAATCGATAGCCGAGAGGGTTCCTTGGGTTACGAGAGCCTCAATTCCTTCTTTGATAAGGGTTTGCTCAAAGGCCATAATCTCAGGCGCACTAGGAAAGGCGGCTTGGATAGTGTTTGGGTCTAGGAAAGATTTCATTCCTAGTGAGGACTTATGAGTAGCATAAAGAGATAGTCTCTGGGCTAAAAAGTCTAGGGTTTTTAGGTAGTTCTGGATTTTTGGATCCTTCGCCGGGAGGTAATCACCATTCATATTATGGGGTTTCTGGGGTGGGAGGATGCTCATCGTGGCTTCTTGTAAATCTAGAGCATATTTAGCTCTAGTATTGGACTTAGAGCCTGGGACTTCGGCGGTCCACATACTCTCTTTCTTTTGGTCGTGGATGAGGCTTAGGCCCTGGATTAGAGATTCGTCGGGCTTAATGGCTCCCCGGATGTGAGCGAGCTCCCGGACTAGCCGATACGCCGTTAGTAATCGTTCCTGATAAGTAGACTCACCGGTAGCTTGGTCATAAGCGACCGCCTCTCTCCAAAACCGTCTCTGTTCCTCTGGGGCGAATTTATTTCTCTTTATTCCCCCGTAGGTTTCTTCGAAGTTCGACATCTATATTCCTTAAAGCAGTAGAGGCATACCTCATACTTTAGCCCATTCGCTTTAGTAAGATAGCTATAAGGCCTCGTTTTCTTACATCGAGTACAGTACCTATTAAAGAGATGCTCATGGTCCACTTGCATAAGCTTACCTCCAAACAGGACTGCTAGATGTAGCTAGAATTTCAGATATAGTATATCATATGGACTGTGAAAAGTCAAGTAATTTTTAAAAAATATTTTATGGGTAGTTTTGGGTAGGTTTTAGGCTATCTGTTTTAAATAAATGGCTAAAAAATAAATCTCCAAATTTTTTTGAAGTTCGTACTTGATTTAGATTAAATGGCTAAAAAATAAATCCCCAAATTTTTTTGACGGCGCGTGATCTAACGGTTTGCATATTATATGAAGCATATCCCTCACGCAGCCTTGCAAGGGGAAGGAGAAACGATAACCCCTTGCAAGACCGCGAGTTATGGCTATCTATAGAATGCCTCACCCCAAGGATCAAGGGTTATCACCGTTTCGCCCGTCTCATCGTAGAGATCTAAAAGCTCAAGGCCAGAAAGCTTGTCTGCCGCGAACAATCTCGCGGCATTGATACTATCGAAATTTTGCCTGTTGTTAGAGTCCTTTTCTTCGCCCGTTTCTTCGTTAATTATGAGTCCTCTATACTTTGATTGATTTGGTAGCATGTCTATTTCCCCTCCTTCATCATGGCCGTCACGAGCCAGAAAAACCTTTTAACTTCGCCGTTATTGCCGATTCTTGTGTATTCGTATTGAGTAACCTTCACATTGCCGTTCTTCATTGCCTTGCTTGCTTGCTTGTCCATTGCGTTTCTCCTTAATTCAGGTCTATAATATCGCTTTGAGTATAATAACAATCCTCACACACCATTGCGGATTCCCCATCACGGAAAACCATGATTTGCGGCTCTTTTGCCGATACTTCTTTAAAGCAATCAGCACAAGCTTTTTTCACTTCGCTCATCGTCGTTTCTCCTATAAAGTAGTATTAATCGTTCACTACTTATATATTATCATGGTTTGGATTAAATGTCAAATAATAATGGAAGAAAAATTGAATTTTTTTGGTGGAAGGTATTCTATCAACATGTATAGCAATTATTACAACGCAAACCTTTAGGATAGTACGTATACGATAAATCTTTCACTTTTATTTCTTTCCTACATACCATACAAATTATCTTTCTTTCCCCCCTTCTCCTTTTCCTCTCTCTATAGCACACCTTGCAGCATAACCCATTACAATAGTAATAATCCTCAATACTATCAACTATAATATCTTTTTTGCATTCATCACAAACAGCTTTCATCGTCGTTTCTCCTTTATTACATTGTCTCTTAACCTCAATAAAACCCTACCATACTATCAATCCATAGTCAAGGAAAAATCTTTTTATTAATCCTCTTGCGTTATCCCCTATCCTCTTTATCTATGGTTTTCCTTACTATATCATACCTACCGAAAGGATCCCTTGCTACTTGTACTATCTTAATCATAATCTTCTATCCTCCTGAATTCCTCTTCCTTTGCGTCCAATATTAGTTCTGTATTGCAAGTAAGTCTTACTCTATACTTATCCTCTTGTAAACATTCTACTATCTTTCCCTTTTCCCGCCTATAGAGAGGATTGATATTATCTAATGTAATAATCTCCTCTCCTTCAAAGAAAAGCTCACCATTCCGTTCGTACGGTAGTTTAAACCCTCTGAAATACCCATTCTCCCAAGTGAAAAAATCCTTCTCTGATAATTCTTTTATCTCCTCCTCCATTCTGTAATAATAAACAGAATTATTTTCTATCTCCTCCACTATTCCAAGATAATCAAAACAAAATTCTATTAATTTCTCCGATAAATCCTCTTTGTCTGCTAAATCGAAGTCTATGTTAAATACCTTTTCTAATTCGCTTTTAAAATCTGATTCCCCGTAATTCTCCCAACACTCTTCTTTTGCTTCTGATTCTTTCTCATAATAATCTATTTCGTCGTAAATACAATAACTCTCTAAATCTTCTCTAATCTCCTCTACTCTCTCTATCAACGCCCTATTAGTAGGATCTATTAATATCTCCTCTATCCATCCACAAGCCCAGTGATTAACAGAATGTATTTCTATACTATCCTCTCCAAAGTCTGCTATTAAATCCTCTAATATCCTTTGATAATTACTTTCCTCTAATATGGAGGAATCCCTAGAATGGCCTGCACAAAGATACCAGTCTTTAAACGATCTATCCCCTATATAATTATCCCAAGAATCCAAACCTCCTGAATTCATAGCTTGATCTAATGTTCTAAGTTTATCACTTTTGAATCTTTTTACTTTCGGCATTATTCTCCCTCCACTACAATACCCGCTAGAATATCACATGGATCACCTTCCCCATTAGTGATAAACATTCCATGCTTTTCTGCTATTTCCTCTAATACCTCTCTATATATTTCATCCTTCATTGCCTCTCTTGATCCGAGACCTTCGCAACCTGGACAATTTATAGGGGAGATCTCATTATTCCCCTTTTCTACTAAATCGCTTATAAAATCCCTTTTCTCTTTTGGTATATCCTTCCATTCCTTACCGTATTTTTGGTATTGTTTTTCCGTATATTTCCTCTTTGCTTTCCAAAAGATTTCAAAAAAAGCTTTTGAGTAATGTTTATTGGGTAACTCTCCTTCCCCTTGACATACTGGACAAAGATCAACATTAGAACAAGCGAAAGGCATATAATACTTTCCTGATGGGGTAAGATTGAAAACCGTACCGAGAAAACACTGTCCTATAGGTTCTTCTCCTTCTATCTTGTCTCCCTTGTATTCGTGATAATTCTCAATTGCCTCTTTCTTGATACTTTTCCAGTCCCAAGAGGAGATCTCCTTTAAATACTCCTCTTTTAGTTGTTCACTTGTTTTCATAGTCTCTCCTTTACATATCAAATATCAAATTCTATTTGCTCAATTCCCGATTCAATACTTTTTAGTTTTGCCTCAAAATCCTCCCTTTTCATCCTCTTTTTCTTATCTCTATCGATTGAATTTAAATGCTTTCCCGTGGTCGGTCCCCAAAGATTTTCCGAAATATAAAGCTTTCCTCCAAAAGTAAAAGCAATGCAGGTTTTATAGCTAAAGTAAAAGCTATTATTCCCTATTTCTACTTTCAAAGCATTTTTCCCGTAATTCCCCCCCGCATAATGGTAATATCCTGTTACTTTCATGTTATTTCCTTTCCTAAATCCATTCTCTCTAATAAATCTAATACCTCTAAAATGTTTTTTACTCTCTCTAAATATTCTTTGTTTTCTTCCCTTTCTTCTTCAGTATAGATAGTAGAATCCAACATAGTATAGTAATCTATCAATAATAAACGAATCTCTTTTCTTTCATCTTTAGTCAAATTTGAATTACCCATAGTTAAACCTTTCTTTAAATAATAACGTGTTTAACGCATTGATCAATATAATCCTCAATAACCAAATAATGATCTCCTTCCGGCCAAACCACGCCAGTGCAGACCTTATCAACTATCTTAGCATCTCCGCTGTCTAACCTCTCCTGTATCTCTTCTATACTTACTACCATCTTATTACCTTTCTTTAAATGACATTAAATTAAATATCCTTACTCTTTTATTATACCCTATCCCCTATTCCCGTCTACTAAAAAATAAAAAATTTTACTTGACAAAACGTAAAACCCACTTTACACTTTACAAAAAGGTAAAATCGGCTTTACATAGCAAACATAATGCCAAACAAAAGACCGAGAAATAAAATTATTTTTTCCTTGACTTTTCTATTTTTACATTATGTAAACTATGTACAGATTCTGTACACTCACCAGTTTCTGGTCACCAGATCCTGACCACCTAATTAAATGCCATTCAAAGGACTGCCCATCAGGACTGATTTAATGGACTTAAATTCCGGACTCATTTTTCGGACTTTTTACCCTATATAAATGACGTCTAAGTTCTACTAATAGGAATGATTCCTGATAAGAGCCAAAAAGCGTTACCAAAACGAAACATAAAAAGTGTGCGCTCCCGCACGTTTTGTTTAATACCAAGGGTTTACAACCGTTTTGGGATCTAGTGGGAGAACACCAGATCCCGCTCTAACCGTCATAAGTTCTAAAGGTTTACCTAAATCTGGGAGCCTGGGAGCAATTTTAAACCTAATGAGATCGAAAATGAGTAAAGGGTTTTAATTTAATGTCTTTTAATTTAAATTTAATGTAATTAAATAAATCACGCTTAACTTATTTGTGATCTAGAAATGGTTTTTGCGCTCCCGCCTCCCGCTTTGACATAATACCTTACGGTATAAGGACTTCTGGCGGGAGTATGAATATAATTAGACTTAGCTCTAACCCCAAGGGCCATAAAGGTTTACACCTGGGAGGGCATTTTATAGTTGACAATTTTCGCTCCTAACCTCCATATTCGAGCCGTATTTACGTTGGGACCGACTCATACACCCCCCATACTACCTGTTTACGGCTAGATCACCCAATTACAAGTGTCAACACCGCCCTTCTAAGGGTGGGAATCGGGGTAAAGCTCGCATTTTAGCACTTTTCACAAAATAATTTTATTTTTTATTTTTGCAAATCTTTTTTTATATGGTAGTATTCGATTAGTTAAGGAGGACACTTAATAACGATAGGAGTATTAAAATGAAAGTAAATGGGTATGAAATTAAACCGAACGCAGACCTCAGAGGCGCATACCTCAGAGGCGCAGACCTCAGAGACGCAGACCTCACAGGCGCAGACCTCAGAGGCGCAGACCTCAGAGACGCAGACCTCACAGGCGCAGACCTCAGAGGCGCATATCTCACAGGCGCAGACCTCAGAGACGCAGACCTCAGAGGCGCAGA